TTCTAATTTAAATTTACGGCTTCATAAAGCCAAGGTAAGCTAATCGCTGCCTCATTTGAAACCATTGTTAAAGCAGATAACACATAATAGCTTCCTAAAACACACGAATTTTCATTAATACCCTTATTAATCAATAAATCAATAATTTGAATTGCATATTTCTTAATTTGAATAAAATTATATTGTGGTAAACTATTAATATTAATATGATCGCTATTAAAAAGATTACCACTTGGCGGAACAATAGCCCTCTTAGTTTCTTGTGTTAAATTAGCTCTATAATTCCATATATCTGCTAGTTCTCTTATAAATTGTATTAGTCCATATTTATCCAATTCCATAAACCATTTTATATTTGTATAATTTCCTAAACTGTCTATTCTTTGAAATAATGTTAAAATTTTCATTTCTAATTGCTTATGTATTGATAAAATAATGAGCTCATCATAATTTAAATCAAGCTCTAGCTTTAATAATTTTGTTAATCTAATATACTCTAATAATTGCTCAAATATGCTATGTGAAAAGCACACATTTGTAAATGGATTTAGCACATTTGATGAATTGCTGTTTGCATTTGCATTTGCATTTGCATTATTACTTGCTTTTTTATTAGTGCCCGACTTAATAAATAAATTATATAACGACTTTATGTCAAACCCATATATGTGAGAATTGCTGTCCTTAAAACTTATAAATTGGTTATAACAAATATTATTTAAACTATCTAAAGTACAAAAATCGACATCATTAGAACATAGCGATCTATTATAAAAGCCCGGACCGTGGACTTTTATATATTTTTTTGTTAAAAAATAACGCGCATATTTTTGAACTATTATAATATTATAACTGTAATATAAAAAGTTATATAGTCGCTTTCTTAAATACTCTTTATTGCCACCAGTGCTTAATTTATAATGTTTTGCTATGGCTCTTAACTGTGACACATTGTAATTGTATTTTACTATATTACTATAATCTATATATGCAGGAATAACAAAATCATTAGTCGGAATTTTTTCATACGATTTTTTATTTTTTATTGATAAATTAGCATTTAAGTAGTAGTCTGTTATATTATTGCAACTTAATAATGTAGCATTATCATTTTCATTTTCATGCTCAGTGCTAACTCTTTTGCTATTACACTTATTTACATTAATAATCATATATACTACTATTTATTGTATATATAATAATTTTTATATATTTATATTATATTATTATCATTATACATCATCATTAAATTGCTTGAAATAATATTTTGCTTGTATATTGATATTGAACGCGTATTTGTTTTAGTATAAGCACTAACTTTATTTATAATGTTTATAAAGTTAGCGTCATAAGCATAACTTAACAATTTAATAAAAAAAGTGTTAATACTATTAGGGTCTGACTTTAAAGCTATGTTTATTTTAGTTGAAAAATTTATATCAAATATAGTCGATTTAAGCAAATCAGAATGATTATAGACTAATAACGTTTTAACTATATAATAACTAAAAATATGCGATGTTTCTTTATATTGTTTGCTATATTTGGTCAAAAATTCACTATATGTTAATTTGTTATAATTTAAAATTTTAACTACTTGGAATATAATATGTAGCAACTCTAATTTATATGAGTTCTCAAATTCATAAATAAAATTTGCTAATGCTATAGACTTCTTGTAACTTTGTGCAATTATATATATAATAAATGTCCAATATTCTGTTAGTGCTTCATTTATACCTATATTAGCTATGTCTTGTGGTCTTATGTTAAATGAATTTATGAATTTATTATAGTTTCTATTATATTTGGGATCATTACTAAAGTCTTTGTGTAATGCTTTGTCTATTCCATAATAATGAATACTTTCGTGAATAAATACTTTGAAAAACTCCTCCTTTCTATAAATAAATGTTACTCCGTTTTTTAAGTAAGGATATGTAAAACCAGAATTTACATTTTTGGCGCCTAGTATATTAGTATTACTATTAAGCTTTTTTTGAAACGGCGTTAAAAAAAATGTTACGTGTTGCCCGTTTCTTAAATCGTTATTTGATATTGCTATTATTAGTTGTAACACCAATAACATTTTTTCAACAATTAAATCTAAATTTTTTATAGCGAGATCATCATTGTAAATTATAAAGTCGAAAACATAGGTCTTGCCTTTTATTATATTTTTATAAGTCACTATTTTACAGTTTGTGTTTGTTAATATAAAATTAATTAACTCACTATCAATATAATTAGATGACCTTAAATGATTGTTTACTATATTAGTAATCTTATTAACAATAATGCTTTTATTTTCCTCACTAGTCCTCGATTTTTCTATAGCTAACGCATTTATTATTAGTTGCTTGGCATTTAATTGTTTATATATATATTCTAAAAATTGTGTGTTGCTATTTCTCTCTGGTGTTAATAGCAGAGCTAAATCTTTTTTTGTTTTGAACAAACCTTTATAAAAATTATGCAATATTTTTGTATTGTTGTTGCTATTGCTATTGCTATTATTATGAATTAGTCTGCCTCTCTTTTTAGTATATTTATTAGCTTTAGTTATGCCTTTTTTTACAGTTACCATATTATACTATAGTTATACTTTAATTATATAATTAACTATAATTATATAATTTTATAAATATTGATTTGATTATCTAGGCGGTGTTCCGAGTGTACGTAATAACTTTTCTAAATTGCTTCTTAGTTCTGCATGTTTAGCTGTTTCTGCCGTGCTTGCTGTTCCTGTTCCTGTTCCTGTTCCTTCTGCTCCTGCTGTTCCAGCTGTTCCTGTTCCTGCTGTTCCTGTTGCTTCTTCTATTGGTGGTGCTATTGCAACAGGTTTTGGATAACTAGCTAACAAATCATTTACTAATCTTTCAGCTTGAGCTAATTTTTGTGTAGCTGTTACTTCTGCTGCTGCTGCTTCTTTTTTACCTTCAGCTTTTTCTCTAATATTGGCTCCTATGTTTTTAGGTAAAGTATAAATAATTTTACCTTCGCTTAATTTTCCAACCCCAAAAACTGTATGAAACTCCTGCAATTTAGTTTCAATATTTTTATCATTCATACTATCTATATAGCTGTCAATAGTTTTCAATTTGTTTCTATAGTCTTTTATTGAATTATTTTCATTACCGAATATTTCATCTAGGGCTTTCTTTAATTGAAAATTATCAATTCGTGTTTGCTCCTCTCCTGTAGGTAGTTTCATTGCTTTATTATATTCGTTATCCAAATAATACTGTATTTTTGCTTTAGAACCTACCATTTGTTCAGTATGTAAAGTAATATAAACAATAGACCCAATAAATGCTTGCACATTATTTTTTAAAGCAAAATTTAGATTAGAAATAACCGCTGCTGGATCCCCTTTGTCTTCTTCTTTTGTATCTTGATTTCCATTTAATCGTTTAACATAATGTTTAATAACATTTATAGATAATGTGCTAACTCTAGTAATATCCTGCAATATTTTATTTAATTCGCTTGGAGTAATTTTCAAAAATTTCTTTAAATAAGTGCTAAATAATAAGTCTCTACTACTAGCTGGTATGTCTTTATATTCTAATTCTTTTAAATTATTTAATATTAATCTTATAATGTTTTCAGCATCATTTTTATCAAAACTTCTAAAACCATAACCTCCGCCACCTTCTAGGTCTTCAGCGCCACCTGTTTTTTCATCTTCGTCTGGATTAAATTTTTTAGCTAAGTTTTTTCTATTAAATAAATTTAATCTTGTTTCACCAGATGCAAAAATATATGATATTTTAGAGATCAATATATCTTTTATTGATTTTTTTTTATTATAAAAAGTTATTATTGTCTTTAATAAGTTGATATCATCTTCTGCTTTAAATTTGCTTTCTATTACATCTTTTATTAGCTCCTTTAAGTCTTCACGTAAGCCTCTTGCTGATGCAGATTTTGCAACGCTCTCAACATTTGTATATGTTCCTGTTACTGGACTTATAGAAGTCACAGCATTTAATGCTTTATTTAATCCTTGTCTACTACCCCGGTTCTTTAAAGAACTTATTGTATCAAGATTTTCACCAACAATTACAGGTTGAAAATTAACATCGTTTTTGGGGTCATATGCTTTGTTCAAGAATTCTACATCATATATTGAAATGGTTGTGGTGTGAAATTTGTCTATAATGGCTCCTGTGCTATCTTTAATTTGAAGTTTTGTTTTTAATTCATTCTTGTTTGGACGGAACATAACTTGAAGCCCGCCTTTATCAGGTACCCAGACTTTAAAAGACCATTTTCCTTTATTTGCTATATCATTTGTATTGTCATTATTTAACTTTGAAATTATTCCCACTTTTCCTTGAAATAATTTTTTACTTCCGCTTTCTTTTAATTCTACCCATTGATACCTAATATTAATTTTTTGTTCAAGTAAGTAATTCATAATTTCATTTATTAAACGCCTATGTTCTTGAATTTCGTCATTCTTAGAATTATGAAATGGAGCACTTATTTTAGTAAGTGTATCGTTTGGGTCGTGTCCATGCCCACCCTGAAATACCGGAAAAGCCGACATAAAAGCTTGTTGTTGCATAGCACTCATTACATCGTTTGAACCGACGGCTGACTTACTATTTTCAACTGAATTAGTCGCAGGGTTGGTACTTACTTTTGCAGTCTGTTTCTCTCCGGGCTTGTCGTTATCTACATTATCATATAAGGGAGATTTAATTAGTTCAACTGCTCGTTTATTAATTAATAAGTTATTTAATACATTTATTAAATTTGCTTTTTTACTTTTCTTATTTCTGGTTTCAGATTTAATTTGATTAAATTCTTTATCGTAGGCATCACGCTTTGGTGAAATATCTGTATCTATTTGTGCTTTAAGTGCGTTATACTTTACCTCAAGTTCTTTTAGCTGATCTTCAGATAAGTTTTCTCTTACTCCAAGCAGATTAGTAGTTGTCACTTTTTTAGTGTTTGTTCCTGGATTTGACTCTGAAATTGTTAGTGCTAGAGCTAAGATAATAGCACCTATTGCATTTTCTATTGATGTATTTTCTAGTAATGTATTTTTATTACCACTGTTAGCTGGTGTATTTGGTGCTTTTGGATCTATATTTCTCTTTCCCTTTCCTAATCGGTTACTTTTGTCATCACTAATCTCTGCTATTGCGCTTTCTCCTGTTGCTGGTGTTTTTACTCGCTTCTCAATATAACTATCTAATGCTTGCTTTGCTTTTCTACGAGCATCAATAAGCTTTATTAATTCCCTTTTTTTCGACGTGCTTAACATTGTTAAATTTTCCGATTTAATATATTCAATAATTATTGGAGGTTGTCTTGCCTTTGCTTCAAAATCGCGTATACCAATATATATATTTGTATCATTATCATTGTTATTCCTGTATGTTAATATAAAATCATTTTGTTTTAGACCAGCTTTACGTATAGATCCGCCTTCTACAGCTTCAACAACTGCACCATTATCATATGTAGAAAAACCAAAGTTGTCATTCACAAGTTCTACTTGAGTTATTATTAGCTTTTTATTCGTAATAAATTTCATCACATTACTTTTTGCTGTTTCTAATGCTGTTTGTTGTGGTGGTGGTGGTGGTTGTGGTGGTTCTGGACTTTTTGGTCCATCTCGTGTTGTATCTGCTACTTCTCCTGTTGGTCTTGCTGGTGA